ACATTTTCAATATAATTTACTTTTTCTCTCTGGAGAAATACTTTATTACCAAGATTGATAACATCACTATCGCTATCGATGAAGCGATCAAGATCTTGTTTGAGGATAGAAAGATCAAATGATTGCCAACCCTTCTTCTTCAGTTCTTCTTCAGACATTTTACCTGAATAATATAACCATTTGTCGCGCTTGAGAATCTTTAATTGTGATTCATATTTTTCAAGAATAAGTTTTTCATCCATCAAGATTACCAAGTATTTATTGTGAATCTGGGGAACCCTGGTGGACTCTTCTTCAAGGTGGTTTACATCAATTGCTGTGTCGAGTTCTGCTTGTGTTTTAATTTGTTCAATGTTCATAATATAGATTATACCAAGTTATGGGTTTGCTGTAAATACTTCAATTTCGTAGTGTGTATATGCAAATGTTGCTGTGGCAATAACTGTTTCCGCATCGGTATTTGATGAATCAAAATCAATTCCACTTACAAATGTAGGATATATGTTTTTAAACTTTACTGTCATGTATGGTTTATAATCGCTGTTTAGAATAAAAAGATATCCACTTGCTATTTTTTGATTTTCGTTTAAAACTTCACCTGTCCTGTTGTAAGAAAATCCAAGATCACGAATCCAGTTGTGTATTTCCAACCAGTTTTTCATATTTTCATCTACCGCAAAACCTATTTGTAAGTCTTCGTAGATATATGAAGTTCCAGGTCTTTTAATTGAAATGCCTGTGGAATTTGACTGTAGAGAAGTTCCAAATCCAAGAGAAGGAATGTTTGCTCTTTGACAAAAATATGTTACAGTTGGACAACGAGTAAGAACAAATCTAAATTTGTTATTTGTCAGTACATTATGTGTCGATGGTTGAAAAGGATTATCAAATAAAAAATCACCAGGTAGTTCACTTAACAAATTTGCTGGAACTGTGTTTTTAATAACCTGATCTGAGTTATTTGGCATATTAGTATTTATAAAAGAAAACCCAGGGTCACTTCCAACCCTGGGTTTATCTTATCTATCTTTTAGAATCTATCAGGCGGTGTTGCCGTGGAGATTCTTGACAGCGAAGAGTCTGAAGTAAGCGTTGGTGCTTGCTTGTAGACCGTCGTTGTCTCCACTGAATGTGCTGTTGCGACCACCAGCGAATGGATTTGCGACAAGACCGTAACGAGTCTTGAAACCAATCTTTGGCTGGAATGTGTCTTGACCGACAGCGCGGACCATTTGTAGTGGAACATATGGGCAGTAGAAGAATCCTGCATCGTATGGTGAGGTTCCCTTGTAACCAACAGTGACAAAGTTGACATTGTTAGCAACGAATGGATCGATGTAGACCTTAAACTTATTGTTAAGAACACCAGCGAAGACATTACCAGTATCATCTACTTGCATATCGACATTGAGTGCTGGTGAGAGGTTGAGGAATCCACCCATTGCAAGTGCTGAAGCAACGTCTGCACTGCATACGATGAAGTTACCCTTGCCTCTACGAGTATCCTTAGCAATTTGATTTGCTTCACGTTCAATTTGGAACATGAGTCCGCGATAGCGTTCTGCTGACCAACGTCCGTCTGAGTCAGCGATAAGATCATATACACCACCACCACCGTTTGCTATTTCTACTGCTGCCAGATCGTTGTTTTGGCAACCAGTCTTAGCAACATAATACATTGCGCGAAGAATTTCGCGGTTGATTTCGTTCATGATTTCAACTGAGAGAATGTTTGCAAGTTCTGCTTCAGCATCAAGACCGTGAACTGCACGAAGATCTTGTGCAAGTTCTGTAGTATATTCTGCCTTAAGTGCGCGTGATCTTGCTTGTACAGCAACGCGTTCAATGCTGAATGCCATTTCACGGAAATCTGATCTAGAACCATCAGCACCTAAAGTTTCAGCAGTTGATGTCAACATTCCGCGGAATTGACTGAAGACATCGTTGGTGCTTCTTACCAAACCTGTAGTACCGATACTACCAAATGAAATTCCTGCTGAAGAACCTAATAGCAAGTTAGCATAACTTGGACCTGTTGAACCACCTGATACACCTGAGAACTTAGCCCATGGTTCATCAAAGAGTGCTTCTGTTCCACCAGTGTATGCACCACTATCGTTACCATAACGAGCACGCATTGCAAAGATGAGTCCTGTTGGAGCACTCATTGGTTGAACGCCTGCGATGTCGTATGCAACGACGTTAGGCATTGCGCGGCGAACGAGTGAAATCATTACTGGATCATAACCAGCAAAGTTTCCTGCTGCACCAACTTGACCTGTGGTGAAATTTCCACCTACGCCAACTGGTCCCATGGTGGTTTCGAAAAGACTCATAGCACCTGTTGCTTTTTCTTCTTGCATTGCCTTGATTTGGTTTTCAAGAAGAACTGCTGTAACACGGCGCTTGTGAGCATCGTTAATTTGTGGTAAAGAATCGTGGTCTAATACTGGACTCCACTTTTCTACTAGTAAATCCGCTGGTGTACTTTGATTAAAATCTAATGACATTTTTTTCTCCTATTACTTTATTATTTAGTATTTTTTATTTTTTAAACTTATCTGTCCTTGAACATTGGGTTCATGATTTCTTGTATACGAGAATTAACTGCTGAATCATTTAATGGTTTAAATGCTGGTTTTGCTGGTCTATTTTTATTTATTACACTAATAGCATTTACGATGTTTTCCATCATTGGGTTTGGTTCAGTTGATGTGGTTGAAGTATAAGATCCATTGTCTTCACTCAGCATTTGCGAAGATGATGTTATACTTTCAGAACTTGTTTTGGTTCCAAAGTATGATTCTTTAAGCAATGATACTTTTTGACGATATTGATTTACATCATTAAATTCAATACCTTCTGCTAATTTAGCAAGTTTTTCAACTTGAGTATCAGCAAGACCTGTTGCTTGTTCAAGGAATGCTTCTGCGCATAAACGAGCAGTAATTTCATTCTTAAGTTGAATGTTTTCCTTGATTAGTTCATTTGCCGACTTTTGAAGTTCTTCGTTTGCTTCATAGAGATCGTCAAGAATATTGTATTTTTCTTGTGGTACATCGATGAATGAAGACTCAAATAGACCCTTGAGGCCCATGATAAAGTTTTCAGCAATTTCTGTACGAAGACCGCGTTCGATTGCTACTTTATTTTCTTCCATCCACTCAGTGATGACATAGTTCAAATAACCATCTACATGCTCAACTAAATTATTTTGTTGAGCAGCTAGTTGCTCTTGAATGACTTCTTTTGATGCTTCAACAATTTGTGCTTCGATGATCGAAACCTTTTCATTAATTGCTGCTTCAAAAATTGTCTTTGCTTTTTCCTTAAATTCTTCGGATAGATTTTCTCCGTCAAAAAGACTAGTTAGATAATCATTTTCTTCTTGATGATCTACATCGTCCTTGAGTGGGGTTGCTGCTGCTGCTCCACCTGGACGAAGAGTTTGCATATTTCTTGCTGCTAACTCTGGAGTAGAAATTGGTTCTGGAACCACTGCTCCCTTTCCTGTAGCATCTTGATATAATCCTTTGTATTTGTCATATGGGTTTGTCTTTGCTTCCATTTTAATTTCTCCAAATGTTTAAAACTATTTATTAAAATTTATCTTTACGCCGATAAAATGTCTTATTATATTCTACTTTGTATTCGATTTATAGACCCTCCACTAAAAGTATGTGGTACTTGAGAGGCAGGATTTCCAGGAACAAAGTCTCCATAGAGTTCTCTATGTAAATGTCCTATGGTTCTGTCTGTTGCGTTTATTCCAGCAATTCTTCCTAGCATTGTCTGTTTTTTGTTCCAATCTTCTAAGTTGTTTTGATATTGTGATAAATGTACTTGATATTGTGGGTTTGCTATCATAACACTGGGATTATTTGGATCACGAATCTGTAGTGCTGGAGGTCCACCCGCGTGAGGTGGAAAAGCAGAAGGATGCTGATCTTGAACTTCATTATGTAATCTTCTCATTTCTGCTATTGACATTCCTAATCTTTGTGAATATTTTGGAATCAATACTGTTGATTCAATTTTTTGTCTTCTTTCCAACATGCTTTGAGCAGAAGCAGATCTTGCTTTTTGAATTTCACGACTTACTGCACTTCCAATAGACCCTGCCGCTTGTCTAATGACATCAAAAACTCCCTCATGAATATTTTTTGATATATGAGGAATATTAGATTGAATATAATTTTTTGTATTTTTATCAATTCTCATAGATTTCTCAAAAAGTCAGAAAATAACTTAATAGCATTTTCTTCTAATTTTTTCTTTGGTGTTCTTTTTAATTGTCTTTCATAACTAGCAATTTGCTTTTCTACCAAAAGACCATTATTCCAAATCCATTCTTTTCCTTCAAGAATTCCATCTACAAAAGCGTTTGGAGCAGAAGGGTCGGCAACAATATCAATTGCTGCCAAGGTAAAATCTTCCTTAACATAATTAACACCATTTCTTTTTTCTAAACTCCCCATGCCTCTCGAAGACACACCAAGTTTAGCACCAGCATCAATAAGATTTTTAACAATTTTACCCATTGGAGTGTCAATTATTTTTGCTTCTCCAATGACTTGTTTTCCGCTTATTCTAAGAGATTCAATTAAATGCGAAACTCTGTCAAGATTTACTGTTGGACCAGATGGGTGATTTAACTCACCCATTGCTCTGTGTTTGTTTACATATTCAACAACATATCTTTGTGTTTCTTTAACTAATATTTTACTTTCATAAATACGACCATTACGGTTTTGTGTGTCACTTTCCATCATGACACCCTTTAGTTTGTATGTTTTAGAACCCGCTTCATTTGACTCAATGAGCGTTTCAACATCCTCTACTGTTTCTGTGATAAGTTTCATGATAGATTTCTCTTTTTACTCAGTATGATTCGCTGCCAGAATTCATTCTTTTTGTTTTGGGGGCTTCTTCTTTTTCATTGTCTTCGCCCTCTTCATCATCATCTTCTTCTTCTGACTCCTCTGAAATAACATCAAGAAGTTCTTGTGCCAATTCCATAATTTCTTCTTCGCTTAATTCTTCACCAGTTTCTTCTTCAATCTCTTCGACTAAAGAACGAAGTTCTGCCTCAAATTCTTCAGCAATAGTTTCAGATTTAGAATCTACTGATTCTTTTCTAACTTTCTTTGCTTCCTTTGCTGCGTTCTTCATTGGTTCGTTCTTGTTTCCGTCTTTATCAAGATCTAGAAAATCTGGTTTGCTTTGTTCATTAAAAATAGTTGGACCAAATTCAACTAATTTTTCTTCAAGAACAGTACCCATTCTTTTAACTAGTTCCTCATTTATGAGTTTTTTTGCTGTATATAAATCCTCAGTAACAAGGGCATTAAGTATTTCTTTACTGTTTGACATATTTTTCTCCTATTAATTATATATTTATTGTTGTGGTTCTTCCTGATCCATGAGTCCTAATTGCTGCATTTCTAACTGTTGTTGAATGCGTTTTTGCCTATCTCTTTCTATTTCAACATCCATTTTTGCTATTTCTTCATCGGTCTGCTTTAGAATATTACGACGAATATAGTCTGTGGAGAAGAAGACACCATTATAATTACCCAACACAGTTAACATATTTACACGCTCATTTAGTATTTCGTTTTCCTTGAGTTCTGTAAAATATGAATCTTTGCTATAAACAATATTGATATCTTGATATATCGCAGACCAATCTTCTGGGGTCATGATGCCACGAAGAATACATTGTTTCTTTAAAATATCTAAAAATAATCCATTAAATTTATTTTGTAGACGCTCAATAAATTTGTAGAATTTTACTTCATCTCTGGTGATTTCACTGCTACGACCAAGATTAAATCCAGTCTGAACTTCCATTCGTGTCAGAGGAACATTCAATGCTCTGTATACTTTTCGAAGCAAATACTCAACATCGTCCATTTCCCCTAAACTCTGTCCACCAGGAAGTGTTGATATTTCCGTTCCCTTACCACCTTCTCTACGAGGCAACCAATAGTCTTCTAACATGGACATGTGATTGCGTTGATCCTTTATTTCTCCTGTGGCAGAATCGTAAGTTAATTTATTACGATAACGAGTCATTAGGTTTTTGATGTATTCTTCTGCTTTTTGTTTTGGAAGATTTCCTACATCGATATAAAACACTCTACGCTCTGGTGCGCGAGCAATTCTGTAAACAACCATAGCATCTTCTGTTTGACGAAGCATATTTAACGGACGAATTGCTTTGTGTAAATACCCGACAACACGCTTGGATGTTTGATCGACCAATCCAGAGTGACAATATGTAATTGAATCTGGGGCAATTTTGACTCCAACATGCCCAGTGGTTGCTGCCGCTACATTACTTACTTCAAAATCTGTGTAGATAAAATACTCTTCTACTTTTTTAACTAGTGGGACTGTGGTGTTATTTACCCTTTTGACTTCTTTTTGAACTTTACGAACTTTACGAATTTTGATTGGGTCAATTGCTCGTAGTTCAAGAATACCTTTCTCTGGATGTTCAGTGTCGATTATATTTTGAAAATATATTCTACCGTCAACATACCATCGTCTAAAAATATCATATCCACGATTTTTAAAATCTAAAAGTTTTAAAATATTTTCAAATTCTAAAGAAATCTTTGTTTTTATATTATCCGAAAGATCAGTATTCGATAGATCTAATCTCATAGAGATATATTGACGATCATATACTATTGC